GGTGAGGTAAACTATTTATCGGCAGAGTTCGTAGTTCTCTGCTACGCAGACTAAGGAGCAATACCGAATGCCAAAATTCGCAGCAACGGATTACAAAATCACAGTGGCTGGAGTTAATCTGTCCACTTCGCTTAACAGCGTTGAACTAGCACTAGAGTCCGATGACCTAGAAACAACTGCCTTTGGTGGAACTTTCCGTGAGCGCATTGGTGGTCTAAAGACTGGATCAGTAACACTTCAGTTTATGCAGGACTTTGGCGCAGCCTCAGTTGATGCAACACTGTTCCCGCTTTACAACACACTTGCAACAGTTGTCATTGTTCCAACTTCAGGAACCGTAACTTCAACTAACCCGAGCTACACAGCAACTTGCTTAGTGAATAATTATTCACCGTTTGCAAGTTCCGTTGGTGACATTGCAACATTCTCAGTTACTTGGCCGACATCAGGCACAGTGACACGAGGCACTGTCTAACTATGAAAATCAACCTGCGCGTAACTTTTAATGACAAGTCGGTAGAAGATGTATCAGCTACGGCTCGTGACCTTGTTGCATTTGAGGACAAGTTCACTAAGAGTGTTGCATCTTTAGAAACAGATTTTAGAATCACTGACTTGCTGTGGCTTGCATGGCACTGGCTAGAACGTCAAGGTAAAACAAAACTTACATTTGACGAATGGTGCGATGAAGTAGACACTATTGAAGCGAGTGAAGCAAGCCCAAAATAACTGGGTTGGGTGACTCATCCCAACACTGGTATTTGGCTTATCTATCCTGTGAGACTGGCATTGCTCCGTCAGTCTTAATGGAAGAATCTGAGCGTATGCTTTTTACTATGGGAATGTATCTGCGCTGGCGAAACAGTCAGGGGTCATAATGGCAGTTCCAAAAATAACCGGCATTGCAGAAACCGTAAAGATACTTAATAGCATTGACAAAGACATTGTTAAACAAGCAAGAAAAGATTTAAGAACAGGCGCACAACCAGTTGCCAATGCAATCAAGTCTGCTATTCCTACACAAGCACCACTGCAAGGTAAGAGTGGAAGCACCAGCCCAACTCGTGGCATGATCCACAATGGGCGAACTAGTTGGAATCCATCTGGAGTTACCGCCAAAGTAAAAACTAACTTTTCTAAAAAAGCGGAACGTAGAGGAAATTCGTTAGTTTCAATTATTGTTGGTGGCAAAGGCAAGATGGGAACTGGTGGTGCTTCATTCCAAATTGCAGACATGGCAGGCCGTAAAGCTAGAGGTAAAACGGCATCTGGTCGTGCAATGATTCGCAAACTTAATTCACAAAATAAAGCATCTCGTTATGTCTATCCTGCTGCTGAACGTGAACTTCCATATGTCAGAGATGAAGTAGTTGCTACAATTAGGAAATTGACTAAAACGTACAATGACAGTCTGAAAAAAGGTTAAAAAGTTATGGCAATTATTGTTCCAATTACTTCTACCTTTGATCCCAAAGGCGTTAATCAGGCTGAACAATCTTTTAAAGGTGTAAGCAAGCAAGCAAATTTACTTAGGACTGCTCTTGCTGGCATTGGTTTTGCAGCAACTGTTAAAGGTCTGCAATCAGCAGTCATGGCTGCATCGAGTCTTTCGGAATCTATTGCTAAATCAAACACGGTATTTGGCGGCAATGCAAAAGCAATCGAAGCATGGTCGAAAACTACTTCTAAAGCTTTAGGCGTTAGTCAACAGGCTGCACTTGAAGCTGCTGGTACTTACGGCAACTTGTTCCGCGCTTTTGGAATTAACGAACAAGAGTCTGCCAAAATGTCTACGGCACTTGTAACTCTTGCAGCTGACCTTGCTTCCTTTAATAACGTGCCTATTGAAGATGCGTTACTTGCTTTGCGCTCAGGTCTATCCGGGGAAACAGAACCGTTAAAGCGTTTTGGTATTGCTATAAATGAACAGCGTTTAAAACTCAAAGCCGCTGAAATAGGTTTGGGAACTTATACAGGTATGCTCCCGGTTGCGGTTAAAACTCAAGCAGCCTACGCACTGATCATGCAAGACAGCGCACTAGCGCAAGGTGACGTAGCTCGTACAGCTGGTGGACTTGCTAACCAGTTAAAGTTCTTGCAAGCAGGTTTGCAAGATGCTAAGGCTGGTTTCGGTGAAGCGTTATTGCCAGCAGCTTTAGCAGTAGTGTCTGCTTTCAATGAACAACTTTTACCTGCTATCCAACGTGTTGTTGAAGCAGTGCAATTCCAAGGTGCTGAGGGTGGTCTTAAAACTTTAGGCGTGGAAATTGCTAATGTTTTATTCAATCTCACTGGTCTAGCAAAAGTAGTTGCCCAAGTAACCTTTGCTTTAATTGGTATGAAAATTGCTGCGATTGCTTTAACTGTCGCACCACCCATAATTGCTGGCATAACTTCTGCTTTGACAACTATGAGAATTGCTACCTTGTATGGTGCAGCAGGTTTTGGCGTTTTAGCAACTGCTATTCGTGGTGCTTTGGCAAGTACCGGAATCGGATTGTTAATAGTTGGCCTTGGTCTTGTTATCGGCAAGTTAATTGAGGCACGAGTTGCAGCAGGCGCAACCGATCAAACCATAACCATTATGGAAAGTAACGGCGTAAGAGCATTCAACCGCATGGGACAAGCTGCTGACCGCACTATTGTTTCAATTAACGCAGTAGCTCTAGCAGCAAGCCGGGCATCCGATGAATTAGAGAATGCAGGAATTAAGCGTGTCAAGCAAGGTCGCGTTCCACCTATTGCAGTTTCGCCAACTAACGATGGATTAGGTGCTGCTGCTTCCGGTGCAGGCAAAGCAACCAAGGCTGTTGTCGGTTTGAGCGCAGCAGCGAAACTTGCCCAAGTTAATATGTCAAAACTTTCTGATGAACTTGCTCGCAACAACGACATTCTTGCAAAAGCGAAAGATGCTTACGACAGTTTTAAGTCAGGCATCACCAGCGTAATCACAGGCATCATAGATTTTGGTTCTGCTGCTACTGCTGAGACAGGATCGTTCTTAGAGAACCTTGTTGCACAAGCTGCCAAAGCACAAGACTTTGGAACTAAGGTCAAGCAATTACTAGGCATGGGTCTTTCTGAATCTGCTATTGGTCAGGTACTCGCAGCAGGCGCAGATGCAGGAACAAAGATCGCAGATGAAATCATCGCTGGTGGCGCAACCATAGTTGATCAGATCAACACCTTGGTCAGTGCTACTGCGACTGTGGCAGAGGAACTTGGTACATCAGCTGCGACTCAGTTCTATCAAGCAGGCATCACGGCAGGTCAAGCACTCGTAGATGGTGTTCGTTCTGCTATCGCCGCTGCTGGTTTTGTTATTAACCTCGATGGTTCATTGACTAACCAAAGAGCAATAGATCAAGTCAATGCTGCCGTTGCTAAAGCCAAAACTGGCAAGACTGCAAAGGCAAGAAAAATCTCTACTAAAGAACGCACAGCCATTGAAAACCTTGCTGCATCTTTAGGTGTTCCAGTTCCTGCTCTGGCAGCTGGTGGCATTGTCAACAAACCAACCCTTGCTCTTATCGGTGAAGCCGGGCCAGAAGCGGTTGTGCCTTTGTCAGGTCGCAATGCAGGTATGGGCAACACATACAACATAAACGTAAATGCTGGCATGGGTACAAACGGCGCACAGGTTGGCAGAGAAATCGTAGATGCAATTAAGAAGTTTGAAAAGACTTCAGGCCCAGTATTTGCGAGCGCATAAATGTCAGTGCCAGCAACAACAGTTGAATTGGGTTTTGATCTAAGCGGTCTAGGTGGCGCGTTCTTTATTCTCGACAGCGCGGACCAAGGCGTTCTTGACAATACAGAATTTACTTTAGGTGGCACGTTATTTTATGACGTGTCTGAGTATGTACGTTCTGTCAGTGTGTCGCGTGGTAAGTCACGTCAGTTGGAAAGATTTACAGCTGGCAACGCCACCATCGAGCTGAACAACAACTCACGCGCATTCGATCCACAAAATACAAGCAGTCCTTTCTACGGTCAGATTATTCCTAAGCGAACAATCAAAGTAGAAACTGGTGGCTCTGCTGTTTTCTACGGTGTAGTTGATGACTGGAATCTTAACTATGATTTGTCAGGTCTATCAGTTACTACTGCCGACTGTGTTGATGGTTTCACCTTATTAGCTCAACGCGCTTTGTCTGCTCATACGGCTACATCAGAATTAACTGGTGCAAGAATTAACGCTGTTCTAGATCGCCCTGATGTTGATTGGCCTACTGACTTACGAGCCATAGACACAGGCTCTCAGTTACTTCAAGCAGATGTAGTTGATGATGGCGCAAACGCTCTAGAGTATTTACAGCTAGTGACCAGCACAGAACCCGGGTCTATCTTTATTGGTAAAGACGGCAACTTAATTTTTAAGGATCGAACTGTCGCGCCAGTTTCAGCAGGTCAAGTTATCTTTGCTGATGATGGCACAGGTATTCAGTTCAGTTCGGTTCAGGTGATCTATGGTTCTGAATTGCTTTACAACTACATTCAGATTGAAAGAGCAACTGGTGGAACTGCGATAGCAACAGATGCCGATTCAATAAGTAACTATGGACAACAGGCACTAATCGAATCTGGTTTGTTAATGAACTCAGATGATGATGCTGACTCTCTGGCTAACTATCTACTCAATCAGTTTAAGCAACCTGAGTACAGATTTGAAACACTTTCGGTACAACTTGAAGCTCTGAGTAGTGCTGACCAGATTGACGTTCTAGGTTTGGAAATTGGTGATGTCTGTCAGATTAGATTTACGCCTAATCAGGTGGGGTCACAGATAGACCAGTACGCAACTATTATCAAGATTGCACATGACATTGCGCCAATGTCGCACCGTATTACATTTGGCTTTCAAACCCTTGATTATGCTAGCCTTGTTCTTGATGACCTTGAATTTGGTTTACTCAACGATGGACATTTAGGATTCTAGGAGCATAATGGCATTACAAACTTTCACAGCAGGGCAGGTTCTAACTGCTGCTCAGGTCAATGCGCTACAAGCGAACGACTACAACCAGACAGTCTCAACAAAGACTGATTCTTACACTTTAGTTGCTGCCGATAAAGGCACAAGAGTTGAGATGAATAAAGCAACTGCCACAACGATCACGGTTAATACTGACCTGTTTAATGCTGGCGATACCTTGTTCATTCAGAATCGT